GTCAGGCCGATGGGATATGCCCCGCGCCACGGGACGAACGGGAACTCAACCATCCATTCAAGTTCGCGCTGCATGGGATCGTCAGGCTCCCAGTTGCGGTAAAGCGCAAGCGCTTTGCCTGACGACTTGTCGATGGTGATGATGTAGGGCGCAGGGTCGTCGTTTTCGATCTCAAGCCGGGTGCAAATCTCAAAGACAGTGCGCAGCCCATCCTCGTTGTAGCTGCTGTCTTTGCGACCCTCAATCTTGTCGTTGGCGCGCGACGCCTTGCTGAACTCAGGCTCGCCGGGAGCGGTCCAGTCAACGTCCCGATACATCCCAGACTTGACCCTGCGCGCATACTCGGAGCGGGTCACATACTGGACATGAGTCTTGCGCTCGGCCGAGTAAAAATTCGTTGCGGCAAACGGCAGGTATACGTCATCGATTGCCACAAACTCAGCGGTCGGACGCTGCTGCGATGCCGACCACATGACCTTGAGATACTGCCCGCCTCCCAGCGGCAGTTGCGTGGACAGTTGTTCAAGCTCACCGCGAAACTCGGGCACCTGTTCCGTCAACTGCCAGTTCATGAACTCGGTCTTGCGCTGCGCGCGGTCAACCTTTTCCTTGTCCTGCTCGCCAAGGATCTTCGCTTTGACCGGCCCCGATGGCGGGAACACTTCCTTCATGAAGCGTGCCGAGAAGTCCACGCACGCCTCGACCAGCATCGGATGAACGACCTTGTTGGCGCCGCTGAACTGCGCGCCACCTGGAGCATCGTCGCCCAGGCCCGTGCGGCGCAGGCCCTCCTCGTACTGCTTGTCGCGCTTCTCGCGGGCTTCCTTGTCGCGCTCGATCTTGTCCAGAAGATCGGTCACGATGTCAGACAGGACCGCTTGGTCTACTTCGTCCACGATGTTGGCGAAGTGCTCGACATTGCGCTCGCGCTGCTGCTCGTTTTCGAGCCGCACGACTGCGCCACCGTCTTCGGTGTCTTCGACCTCAAGCTCTTCGTCTTCCAGCGGCACCATGGTGCCGTTGGTATCGTCATCGTCTTCGGGCATTTGGTCAGGCGGCATCGATTTCTTCCATCAGTGCGGCAGCGCGGGCATCCACTGCGGCTGGGTCGTATTCGAACTCGGAGCGGACGATACCACCTTGGGCGTAAGTTTGGACGGCGCCGCCTTTGTTGTACAAAAACCCCTTGCCAGTGATGAAGTCTTCCATGACTCGCAGCGGATTGCGACCCGTTTGCTCAGCAGTACGTCGAATCAAGCGCTCAAGGTTGTCAACGTATAGTTCAGGTTTGGTTTTGAGTGCAGTCACATCTGCTGACCCATACCAACCAAGAGCTTGAGCCTCTGCCGGCTCAACGCCAAACCGCTTTGCTCCTCGCTGCCAAAGGTCTTCAAACCCAGCGTACTCCGAACCTTCGGGAGCGGCTTCCCAAAAACCAGGGCGGTCTTTGGCTTGTTTGAGAGTCAGTTGCTTGGATTCAAACATTTGACGCGGGAAATATTCCGCAGTCTTTTCGCCTGTGTCTTCATCTTTTTCGACCAGCTTGCTTACAAGCCAACGGGGGTCGCCAACCTCAATAACCGGCCCGCGCACTGCGTTGACATCAACAGTCACCGGGCGCAAATTGCCTTGCAGGTTTCTGTAAAAAGTCCCAAGTTTGCGCTCCGGCGGCAGCACCCTCTCAGTGTCGCCTTTGGCAATCTGGACGCCGCGCTCAAAAATATCTCCCTGCGCAAGCGAACCATAGCCTTTGGGGAACTCGATTGGAGTTCCTTCTGGCATCTCGCCGCCTTTCTTGGCTATTTCTTTTTGCAACTTCTTGGTCAACAGAAAAGAGTCTTCTGGCAGTTGACCAGTCTGGCTCAAATGCCACAGATAGGAACCCATCCTGTTTTGCTGGTCAACAGGATTGCGTTGAGATGCAGACGCAAGCTGGGCAAGCATCTCATCAAACTTTTCTTGGCTCATGCCAAGATTCAAAGCAACTTGGCGCAACGGTTCCGTACCGTACCATTCCCGCATCCCCAGTTCTTCGCCCTTTTCAATTAGCTTGTTGACTTTGCGTCTGGCCGTTGCTGAGTCCAAAAGGTCTTGCATTCGTTCCGTATACTTTGGAGAAACTCTTTTTGCTCTAGCCTTGTCAACATTTACCATGCGGGGCAAGTCTTTTTGCTCAACTCCTGGCGTATACATCCCTTGGTCACGAGGCATCAATGGTAGCCCAGTGCCCTGCGGGGTCGTCATTGGCGGCTGTTTAGATTCTAGGATTTCTTCCATTCCGGTTGCTTCTCGCTTCCCTGCTTGGGATGCATATTTCTCAACCAGATTTTTGATCCCCTTCTTGACAGCGCCACCCACCTTATAGCGCTCAGCCAAATCGCCCATCGACTCCGCAGGTTTTTTGACTGTGCCGCCGGTTTGAAACGGTTGCACAGGCGTCGGGCGGTACATGATCGCTGTGCCCTGCTGTGGGTTCATCAGGCCCTCGTAGCCGTACTCCTTAGCCATGCGCTCCACATCGGTAAAGGCTTGGGTGGGGTTAGCGATACCTTTGTTGGCCTTGGCGGTAAAGGGCGTGCGGTTGGCCTCGGTGGCCAGCGGGCGAAACAGCATCGGATCAGCAGAGAGGTCGTATAGACCCTCGCTGCGGGCGCCGTAGCGGAACCGGCCCAAGCCGGGTTCAGGTCGGACGCGAGATGGGTCGCCGGTATAGGCGTAGGAGCGCTCCATCACCGGGTTCTGGGTGCCCAGCAGGCGCTCCATCTCTCGCCCCTTGATGCCGGTGCCATACCTGGTCGGATCAAGCACCTGAAGGCTAGGCAAGTGGCTGAAGTGGGTCAACATCTCCGAGGCAGTCGTGCCAGGCGCGGGGCGGATCAGGGGCTGGATGTAGCCTGGCATCCCGCCGGTGTATCTGGTATCCACAAATTCAGGCGGCAACAGCACGCTCTTTTGGGGCGCAAACTGAAAGCCACGCCACGCCTCCCCCAGCAATTTGTCGATCTCAGCTACATCCGCTTTTTGGCCGCGACGGTTGGCCTCGTAGCGGGCCTCGTTTAGGCGATTGATGCGCTGTTTAAGTTCGGCGTTGATCGGGGTGTAGTTTACAAATGAGTTTTGGCCCCTGGTCTCGCTGGCCATAGCCATGCGGGCAAGAGGAGAAAACATCTGAGCGTGAGCGCCGTAGGCAATCTCCTCACCCTTTGGGCCAAACGGATTGCCGTGAACGGCGTGTCCATAAAAGTCGTGGACGGCCCGAAACATCTCATTGGTGTTCAAGTTAGTCTGCGGGTCAATCGCATTTAGGAAATCGTGCGGGTCGCCGCCTTGATAAACATACAGATGCCGGTTACCGTAGATGTCCTTGAGCATCTCGCCACTAGACTGATAATTACCTTCCCCTGCCCGGTGGTAGGACATATTGACCGGCAATGTGTGAAACTGATCGGCGGTTTCCTTGGCCAATTGCCGATAGGCTGCTTCCAGCAACTGATCGTAGTTCTGGGCGCCGACAAGATCAATTAGTTCGGGGTAGCGCCTACCATAGGCCTCAAAGACCGACTGTTTATAGGAGTCGTCACCGTCAGCAGCCAGTTGGAAGGTGCGACCAATAGCCGACTGCTTGGCAAGGCTTGATGGCGGCATTTCAGGCAGTTGATACCCATGCCCAGCAACCCGTTGACTGTAGTCATCTGCGACTCGCCGAACGAAGTTTGAGGGGTCTTTGATCAGTTGGCCAATCGCCTCGTCCGAAACTGGTTGCGAAACATCGCTTCCAACTGATCCTGCGGCAGTGTCGGCTTCCCGTACTTCTTCTCGTACTCCCCGATCCTTTGGTCGAGCCTCTTGAGCAGATCGCGGTTTGACTCGGTAGAACGGTCCTTCTTGGACTGTTTCATAGTTACTTTCCTTGATTTTCGGCACATCCATCGTCAGCGGCCGCACCGGCGCAAGCGCCGTCGCTAGCGGCCCCTCGCCGGTGAGCATCGCTCGGTTCACGGCCTCGCCCGCAGCACGCGCCACGGGGCGCGCAGCACGCGCAGCACCCTTCGCCGCCAGCGCGCCCAGCGGCGAAACGTTCAGCGCCACATCGGCCGCATCCAGCACGCGCGGGTCGAGTTTGAAGGTCTGGAGCGTGCGCCCGCTGCCGGGTCGCAGCATCGCCGCAGGGCCGAAGTAGCTCACATCCTCGGCCAAGCTTGCCGCGCCGGGCAGCGAGAGCAGGTCCGCGAGCGAGGTCTGCCCGAGCAGTTGAGAGTCGATACGCACTCGGCCGGCAGCGTCTCGAGCCGCGCCGAGCATACGCGCCAACGCGCCGAGCGCGGGGGATTGCGGTTGCGGTCGGATTTCAGCCATGATTTTCCTCACCAGCGGGTCTTATCCGCCCACCAGGCCGCGCTCATCTTGCCCTTGGCAATGTTCTTGGCGTGTCGGGCTTTGAAGCTCGCGCGTTTGTCCTTCATCGCCTGCGACTCGCCAGCCTTCGGCGCGCCGGCGGTCTTGGCACCCTGCTCGCCAAAGCGAATCACCTTTTCCTGCCCGCCCTCGCACGCCTTGACGACATGACTCTTGGTCGGGTGACCGGGCGTGCGGCGCGGCTCGTTGCACGCCATCGCGGCTTTGTCGACGCGCTGGGTCATTTCTTCCTCGCCGCGCGCAAGTTGTCAACGAGGTTTGGATATGGCCGGCCGGCAGCAGCAGCCATTGCCTTGGCGCTAGCCTTGCCCTTCTTGCCAAGCGACTCAGGCTTGCCGGCAGATTTGGGGCGCGGCTTGTCCCATACGGGTTTAGGCGGCATACGGATTCACCTTCTCGCGCCGCCACTCGCGCGGGTCGTCATCACGCTCGCGGGCGCGTGGCAGTTCAAACCACCCGTCATTTCGCAGGTATATCACAGCCTGTGTCAAGGTGTCCACATAGTCATCGTGCTCGGCGACCGGGAATTTCCCGACTTGCTTGAGGAATGCCGACGCCCAGCTAACCGGCTGGCCTGGGTTCTTGCCGCTCTCCGGAATCCAGAGCAAGCCCAATTCAAGCGTTGGCGCAGTCTGATGCGCGCGGCTGATCTTGTCCGCGTTGCCGGGGTTATATGGGACAGCAGGCACGCGGGCAAGCCGAAGGTCTTGCAGCAGCGACAGGCCGGAGGCTTTCGCCTCGACCAGCATTCTGTCCGGGCGCCTTGCGCGGCGCATCCCATCCTGCGGGCTGGGCGTGCCGTACTCGGTGGACCAGTCCTTGATCGCGCGGGATCGAAGGTCGGGATAGGACAGGTGCTCATCCCATGCGTCGATGAGCATGACGTTGCGCTGGCCCTGGTGCGTGAAGATCGCCCAAACGGTGCAGGCCGTCGGGTCGCCGGTAGTCTTCTCGGTGAAGGCGCAATCATAGGATTGCAAGACGAACTCAAACGGAGGAAGCGGTTGCTTGGCAGGCCAGAGTTGGAAGTGCTTGGCCTTCAGGATGCCGCCCTCGGCGGGGGTCGGGTCTTGCTGGAGTTGGCCGCTGGTGCCGTAGGTGCCGAGGAGTTGCTTGAGTTCGGTGATTTCCTTCTCGCCGAAGCGCTCGGGGCAGATGAGTTCGCCCCTGGCCTTTCGCGGGTCGTAGGGGCCGAGCGAAGTCTTGCGGGAGACGCCATCCCACTCAGCCGGGATGCACAGGTGCTCCCAGCCGCCGATGTCGTGCAGGATGTGGCCCGAAACGTCGCGGTCGTGCAGCCTCTGCATGATGGTGACCATGGCGTCGCGCTTCGGGTCGTTCAAGCGCGTTGACCACACGACATCGAACCATTCAAGCGCGCTCTCGCGCATGGTGTCGGACTGGGCTTCCTGCGCAGAGTGCGGGTCGTCCAGCACCAAGCGCGAGCCGCCCTCGCCGGTGGCGGTGCCTCCGACCGAGGTTGCGATGCGGTATCCGGTCTTGTCGTTTTCAAAGCGCTGCTTGGCGTTTTGATCCCCGGCGAGCGCGAACATATGCCCCCAGCGCTCCTGGTACCAAGGCGACTGAACGAGGCGGCGGGCTTTCAAGTTGTCGCGGATCGAAAGCGTGCCGGAGTAGCTCGCGCACAAGTACTTGTGCGCCGGCTCGGTGAGCCATTCCCACATCGGCCACATGACGCTGACGATGGTGGATTTGGAATTGTGTGTCGCGATGTAACCTTCGCCAGCCAAGAACAAGCCGTCCTGCCTATCAACTGAGATGCACTGAGTGCTTGCGGTCTCGGGCAGCTTTTCAATGCGGATGTAACGACCGAAGCGCCGGGTGGTTTTTTTGGTTCTGG